ATAATTTAGATTTTGACCAGCTAATTTTAGAGTTCTATACACCAGGCGACCCTAACTCTGGATGGACTCATGTATCATATAAAGATAGTAAAAATAGAAAATCGGTATTGACAGCAAGTAAAATAAATGGTAAAACTGTATATACAAAAGGATTAAATGTATGAATATGAAATCGCCAGGTTGGACTAAAGGTTGGGAAAGAATACTAGATAAAGAACGAGGATATACGGAAAAAGAATGGGAAGAAATGGGTATCACTTGGATGCCTATTCCAGATGAATATAAAAAGAAAAAAGCATATACAGAAAAAGAAGTTGTAATAGAATGACAGTAGATAAAAAAGGTTATACACAAAGAGAATGGGATAGAGTTGTAGGTTACGGCAAAGTTCCTAAAGAATATCAAAAAAATAATGTTCAAACACAAAACTGATTTAAATATACCAGAGATTAAAGCCAAAACTTCTGATGGTATAAGATTATATGAAACACCAGAGGGTAAATTTTATCCATCTATTACTACTGTTTTAAAGAATAGAGGTAAAGAGGGTTTACACGAATGGAGAGAACGAGTCGGTGAAGATGTTGCAAACTATGTTGCAAGAAAATCTGCAACCAGAGGAACTCAAGTACACCATTATTGTGAAAAGTATTTAGATAATGGTTATGAGAACAAGGATTGGAATGATTACAAAAAAGGTAGGTTTTTATCTTATTGTTTGTTCTCACAACTAAAACCATATTTAGATGAATGCATTGGATTAGTGCATTGTCAAGAACAAACATTATGGCACAACTTCTATAAAATTGCTGGTAGAGTAGATTGTATTGCAGAATGGGACGGAGTTCTATCTGTAATTGATTTTAAAACAAGTACAAAAGAAAGAGAAGATAGTTGGAATGAAAACTATTACATACAAGCTTCTGCATATGCAGAGATGTATCAAGAAAGAACATTACAAGAAATAGAACAGATAGTTATATTAGTTGTTACAGAAGATGGTACAGTACAAGAGTTTGTTAAAAAGAAACATCAATATTTACATCTACTTGACAAAGAGTTAAATATGTATTATAATAACATAGAAACTGGAGTATAATATTATTTTGTTCATATAACTTACAGAAATATAAATTATACATATAGAGATACTTGATGAAAATAATTTGGAGATAGACTGGACGAGGGGGCAGTACCCTCCACCTCCACCAAAAAGCCTCTAATGAGGGGGTGAAATAGGGTTGACAGATATTTAAGAGTTATTGGAGAGTATGGGTTGACTTCCTTATAGGTCAAACACAATAAATGCAAACGATAATTTTGCATCTCAAGATTTTGCTCTCGCAGCATAATCGGATAGGGTTAGGTGAGTTCCTAGTAACAGAATACTCACCATAATAATAATGAGTGGTCTGCGGCCCAAGGCAACCAGCACTCCATACTAGTTAGGAGAATAACTATGGCTTGGTCAAAACCAACTATTACTGAAATTTCAGTAGGACTAGAAATTAATTCTTACGCTTGCGCTGAGAAGTAATTTTATTGAATAAAGGGTGGGATATAATACCTTTAAGGTTTGAACCCACCCTTTTTTTTATTAGATTGTGAATATATAATGACACCAAAAACATTTTCAATATACATAGAATCTCAAGTCAGAGAGAAAAATATTACACATATGGATGCGATATTAGAATATTGTATCAAGAATGAAATAGAACCAGATTCAATCACTAGTTTAATCCAGAAACCACTTAAAGATAAAATAGAAGCAAACGCAAGAGATTTAAACTTTTTACCTAAAATGGGTAAACTACCAGTATGATTCATATTATGGACGCCTTTAACGCATTTAAAATTTATATGGGTTTGAAAGCACATTTCAACTCAGACTACGATTTCACAAAGTACGGTGGTAAAACCAGAGCTAGTAAATCTAGTTATCTAAAAAGAAAAGACAAACATTTTTTTGGTAAAGTTGCAAGAAAGTATGGTGATGATACACAAGACTTTTTTGTATCTAATTTTTTAAAAAATGAAAAAGGTTATATTGGTGAGTTCAATGATAGAAACTTTACAGATTGGAAAAAAAGACATCAATCATTAAAATATATGTTTGAACAAGATATGAACTTGTTGTTAAATCAAGTTACAGATTTTAATAAATTATTTACTGTTGAAAACGGTCAACACCCAATATTGTTTAGAAATTATTTGTCGCAAAGAATTAATATAGAAACAATGATTATATTGAATAAGTTAGTAAACTATCAAAAAGATTGGGACATACAAATAAATGAAAATATAATTTGGCCTAATCATAGAAACAAATTAAATAATTACAATTCACTATTGACAATTAATAAAACAGAGTATAAAATGAAAGTTCTTAATTTAACAAAAAATAAAAAGTAATGCATATAACATCAATATACGATAAAGAAGGTAAAGAAGTAAATAGACTAGAAATTGACGATGATTTAATTCATTGTGGTGGTAGAGTTTGGAAAGGTAAAGAACATTATTACAAAGGTTTAGGTATACCATACACCCACCACCAATTACTAGAAAAAGATATTACAGACGATACTGAATTTGATGCAATTCAAGATACAAATATATTTTATCTAGGATATTCCGTAAGTAGAAAAACTTGGAAAGATAAAGTAGGAATATTTCAAGAAAGATATCAACCTTTTTTTCCAGACTTTATTGGTGCTTGTAGTGTTAAAGAAAAAACAATATCTGGTAACTCAAGAGGTTTTAAAAAATCATCTGTGGATGTTATAGAAGTTATTAATTATGATGCAGTAAATAAACAGTATTATTTTAAAATGGATTATAACTGTAAGAGGAAAAGTTACATACAAGATGATGGTAAACCACAAAAATTACAAGACTTATTAGAATATATGTTAAGAAGTGATTGGAATTTTTTATGGGATAAAGGTGCAATCAATGATATAACACCAGAGGGTCTGGTGTCAGATGTAGCCGACCTTTTTGAGTCAGACGAATTACACCACCAACTAGGAACTGTGTATGCAGTTCTGTATAGTTTATATAATGTTAATACACAAAAATATTATGAGTTCATTGAACATATGAAATTAGAACACGATAATCAAATTTCTTTTATCACTAATTCCATATTGATTTTGGAGAATAATGGTATTGATACTTTACCATTAAAACCTTTTGATGAGAATATGAAAAACTTTAAACATACAGTTTTAAATTTCTTATTACAAGGTAAAAATTGTGCATATTGCTCTTGTGATATGTTTATACACGAGGGCGATATGGTCAGAGATGACTATGTACGAAATGTATCAAAACAACTACAACACATACAATATTAATCTTAACTTGGAGTAAAAATGGAACAAAAACAATCTAACGAATCTTTAGTAAGAGAAAGAGATTTTTATCGTTCTAAATTTGAAGGTATGGAAAAGAAAATAAAAAGTCTAACAACAGACTGTGCATATTTAAAAAAAGATAATGACGGACTTAGAGATAGACTTAAAGATATAAACAAACAAGCTTTTGTTAAAAACAGAAGAAACTTTAGGAGATAGATGTGGAACAGAGATTTACATTTATAAAAACAAATGAAATAAAAGAAGATTTTGATTCTGAAGAGAGAGTAGAAGTTGAAGTTGTTATGGAAGATAATGATTTAGGACAACTTGAAGAAAAGTTTAGTAACTTTTTAAAAGGTTGTGGTTATCAAAACATCTCAGTATCAATAACAGAACCTAGAATTGAAGAAAATAGTGACCATTTAGGTGACCTAGATGATGAACTAGAAGACATAGATGAGGTTGATAATATTCGTGCTTTTAAAAAAAAGACTATGTACAATGATGATTTTGATAAACCATCTGATACAGAGTGATGCAACAATTATCTTTATTGGATTTTGTAGTGGATAAGAATAAACCTAAAAATGTATTTGTACTTGGTAACGGTGAATCTAGAGATGGATATGACCTAAAACAATTTAGACAATGGGGAAAGATTTATGGGTGTAATGCACTTTATAGAGATTTCCAACCAGATGGATTAATATCAACTGATTGGGCTATGATGCACGAGGTATATTCATCTGGTTATTGTTCCGATAACAAATGTTATTTTAGACAATGGAAACTGTTACCAGAACAATTCTTTGAGATGTTGCAATACACTGGATTAGAACAATCAAGTATGGAACAATTAAATGAACAACTAAAGAGTTTAGAATTAGATACAGTTGATAAGTTTCTACATCAAAATGAAAAAGGTAATAAAACACAATTAGTTTGTCACGGAATAGACCCAGAGAGATTTAAGGATGCAATATTAGAAATATTGACAAAGTTTAAAGGATTACCAAAAGGTGATGTAAGACAAAAACTAGGTAATGCTGGTTTGTGGATTACTTGGGTAGATGAAAATGATAAGGTTGAAGATTTAGATACTTTCTTTGATGGTGAGTTTATGGGTTGGAGTTCAGGCCCTACTGCTGTTAGAGTTGCAATAGAAGAGAATAAAGATACAGATAACATCTATATGTTAGGATTTGATATGCCTAGAGAAGGTAAAGTTAACAATGTTTATAAAGATACAGATTGTTACATAACTTCTGATTGTAAATATGTAAGTCCTATGAACTGGATAGAACAACACGAAAATAACTTTAACAAATATCCAGATAAAAAGTTTTACAGAGTTATAGATGATGGTTCTGAAATACCAGAATGGTCAGACTATGACAATGTGAAAACAATCACCTACGGAAATATGTGGGGTAGGTTGGTTGTATAAATAACATTATATTATGATTAAGTGAAGATAAAATAGCATATAATAACATACGGAGATATAATATGTCATTAGATACTTTAAAAAAGTCTAATTCTTTAGACAAAATACTGGCTGCAGTTGAATCAGAAAATGCACCAGTAGAAAAACAATCATATGTAGACGAGAGATTGTGGAAACCAGAACTAGATAAGTCTGGTAATGGTTATGCAGTTATTCGTTTTCTGCCTGCACCAGATGGTGAAGATATGCCTTGGGCAAAACTTTGGAATCATGCATTTCAAGGGCCAACTGGTAAGTGGTACATTGAAAACTCATTAACTACATTAAATCAAAAAGACCCAGTTTCAGAATATAATTCTAAACTGTGGAACTCTGGTGTTGAAAGTGATAAAGAAATCGCTAGAAAACAAAAGAGAAAACTACAATACTACTCAAACATATATGTAGTGTCTGACCCAAAGCATCCAGAGACTGAAGGTAAAGTTTTCTTATTCAGATATGGTAAGAAAATTTATGATAAGTTGATGGAAGCTTTACAACCTCAATTTGAAGATGAAACTCCAGTAAATCCATTTGATTTCTGGGAAGGTGCAAACTTCAAATTGAAAATCAGAAAGGTTGACGGATACTGGAACTACGACAAGTCAGAGTTTGATAGTCCATCAAAACTAAACGAAGATGATTCCGAATTAGATAAGGTTTGGAAGACAGAATACTCTTTAAAAGAGTTTACTGCACCATCTAACTTTAAGACTTATGATGAACTCAAAAATCGTCTTGACGATGTTCTAAGTGGAACTCAATCAACAACAAGTTCTGCCGAAGATGTAGAACTTCCTAAAACAGAAGTTGACGGAGATGACAAGTCTTATGTAGACAATGTTGTCAAAACAACTTCTACTGAGAGTGATGATAGTTTGGATTACTTTCAGAAACTCGCAAAAGAAGCCTAATAACTTCCTTTGTTTCTCCTTATTGAAGGGGTGTTACACTAAGTGTACACCCCTTTTTTTATATAAATAGTTAAAAGAGGAGAGAGTATGTTAGACCCTATTAGTGCTTTAGGAGTGGCAACAGCTGCTTTTAACACAATCAAAAAAGGATTTGAACTCGGCAGAGATGTTGAGTCAATGTACAAGGATATAGGACGCTGGATGACAGCGAATGAATCTATACACCAAGGACACGCAAAAGCAAAAGGTAGAGGTGTAGGTTCAATAGAAGAGGAAGCATTAGAAACATTTGGTGCATTAAAAAAAGCAAAGAGAATGGAAGATGAGTTGAGAAACTGGCTCATTGCGACACACGGTATGAACGCTTGGAATGACTTGTTACGAATACAAGCATCTATTAGGAAAAAAAGGAAAGAAGAAGCAGAGAGAAAAAGAAGAGAATTAGAACAAATGATTAAATGGGGATTTGGTGGATTTGTATTTTTAGGAGTTGCTATATTAATAATTATAGTAGGACTAAAATACTATGGGTTCTAAAAAATTTAAATGGAACAGATGGCCTAAATTTAGAAATCAATGGAGACACACAGTTCCATATAAAAGTCCAGTAGTAATGTGGAAAAGTGAAATGGTGTTATTAAAGTATGAAGAGATAGATGGTGAGAAAGTTCCCATTTATGTATGTAGAGGAGTTAGTACCAGAAAGAAACCTAAAGATTAACCAAATTGATTTCTGTAAACTCCATTATGAAATGTATCAACGATTGGTGTATCCATAACAATCGTTTTGTCTGAATTATTGTTTTGAACATTTGTACTATTTGCAGTCACAATATTTGCAGTTGTATTTTCTTTTTCTGAAACTAATTTTTTATTTTCTTCCATTAGTGAAATCATCTGTTCTGTTAATTTATTTGTTTCTTTAATCTCTTTTGATATTACCTCTCCATTTTGTTTTATCACCTTTTTTTGTTCTTCTATTTCTTTATTACTTTTTCTCATAAACATTAAAGTTTGATTTTTATCTGTCTCTATTAATTTATCATGTAGTTCTTTTGTAATCAATCCTTTTTCTAATCTTTTCTCTTGATGTGCTACAAATCTTTCGTGGTCTTCTTGTTGTTTCTTAACTTTTTCTGCTTCTGATTTTATTATCTCTGCTGGAGTTTTTATCATATCCTCTGCTTTTAATAAACCAAAAGTGAAACCCTCTAATGCACCAGCACCCCCTGCTAACAGTTTTTCAAAATTACTTGCTTCTTTACCAAATAGTTCATTTGCATTTTGCATTGCCATGCCAGCATCATATACTCCTTGTGCTGTCGCAACAGCTAAACCAACTGGGCCTGCAAACTTTGCTACACCTATTGCTGTTCTTGCACCAGTTCTTGCAATATTTTTTACACCACCCATTCTATCAACCATGCCTGGTTTGATTGGTTGT